TGGCCGCCAACCCTGTAGCGCTGGCCATCGCCGCCGTCGTGGCTGTACTGGCCGGCGCCGGCTACCTCATCTATCAGAACTGGGACCAGGTGAAGCTGTACTTCGCCAATGCCTGGACCGAAATCAAGGCCGGCTTCAGTGGCGGCATCGGCGGCATTCTCACCACCCTGGCCAACTTCAGTCCGATTGGGCTGATCTACCAGGCCTTTGCTGGCGTGCTGAGCTACCTGGGCGTAGATCTGCCGACGCGCTTCACCGAGTTCGGCAACATGATCGTCAACGGCCTGGTCAACGGGTTAATGGCCGGCGCCGGACAGATCAAGGACACCATCACCTCGATCGGTGGTTCGACTATTGACTGGTTCAAAGAAAAACTCGGCATCCACAGCCCATCGCGGGTCTTTGCCGAACTGGGCGGCTTCACCATGGCCGGTCTGACGCAGGGGCTGCAATCCGGTGAGCAAGGGCCGCTCGATGCCGTCGCGCAAATCAGTAAGCAACTCACCGGCGCAGGATCGTTCGTGATGAATGCGATCGCCGGTCCATCCTCGATGGGGGTGCAACGCACCCTGGCCGAGGCTGCCGGTGTGGCTCAGCCGCTCAAGGCGGCGCAATCGACCGTGCCCTCGACTGGTCCCTCCGGGGCTGATACAGGCGTTTTGGCGACATTAGCCAACCTCGGCAAACAGTTCACAGCCGCTGGCGCCATGGCATTGGGCAGCATCGCGGCCCCTGTCATGGCCATGGGCACGGCGGCAACTCCAGCGGTAGAGATCGACAACCGAGCCCCCGTCGCGCCACAGGCTGCCGTGACCTACGACAGTCACGACCACTACGAAATCAACATTCACCCCACCCCGGGCATGGATGCCCAGGCTGTTGCCCGTGCCGTGCGTGCCGAGCTGACCCGCATCGATCGGGAAAAGTCCGCCCGTAAGCGCAGCCAATTGTCCGACCAGGAGTAACCCGCATGATGCTCGCCCTTGGCATGTTCGTTTTCAGCCTGCACACGGCGGCCTATCAGGAGATGCAGCGCCAGACGGAATGGCGCCACCCTGGCAGCAGCCGCATCGGCACCAATCCAGCCCGTCAGTTTCTAGGCCGGGGGGAGGATGCCATCACCCTCCCCGGCATCATCCTTCCAGAGTTGGCCGGCACCGTCTTGAGCCTGGATGCACTGCGCCAGATGGCTGACACCGGCAAGGCCTGGCCCATGGTCGAAGGCACTGGTCGGTTGTGCGGGCTCTGGGTCATCGACAACCTGACGGAAACCAGGACCATCTTCTTTCCCAACGGCGCCGCGCGACGGATCGAATTCAACCTGAGCCTGAAACGCGTCGACGATGGTCGTTTAGATCTGCTCGGTGCGAGTACCGGCACCGGCTTGAACATTCTGAGGGGGCTGCTGTGATCGATACCGCGATTGCCCGGGTGACGGGCTACGTGAACAGCACGCTGGAACAGAGTCGTCGCGATGCCACCTATCCGGTACCGGCGTTCCGCCTGACCGTCGACGGTAACGACCTCGCGCAGTTGATCAGTCCGCGACTGATGAGCCTGGAGCTGACCGACAATCGCGGCATCGAGGCTGACCAGCTCAGCATTACGCTCAGCGACCACGATGGCTTGCTGGCCATTCCACCCAAGGGCGCGATCTTGCGGCTGTGGCTGGGCTGGAGTGATACCGGCCTGGTCGACAAAGGCACTTACACCGTCGATGAAACCGAGCACAGCGGCGCCCCCGACGTGCTCAGCATTCGCGCGCGATCGGCGGACCTGCGCAAGGGGCTCAAGACCAAACGCGAGCGCAGCTGGAGCAACACCACCCTGGGTAAAGTGCTGGGTGCCATCGCCAGTGGCAATGGCCTCAAGGCAACGATTGCCGAAGCCCTGGGCGGTCTGCCCATCCTGCAGCTCGACCAGGCCAATGAATCGGATGCCAACCTGATCAGTCGACTGGGCGAAGAGTTCGATGCCGTGGCCACAGTCAAAGCGGGCTGCCTGCTGTGCATGCCGGCCGGCGGTGGCAAGACGGCCAGCGGCCTGGCACTGCCCCATATCACCCTGACCCGCGCCGATGGCGACCAGCACCGGTACCTGCAAGCCGATCGCGACAGCTACGACGGTGTCCGGGCTTATTACTACGACGTGAACAGTGCCAAAAAACAGGAAGCCATTGCCGGCGGCGGTGAAAACCTCAAGGACCTGCGCCATACCTACAGCGACCGGCAGTCCGCCCTGCGGGCTGCCCGGGCCGAGTTCAATCGCCTGCAACGCGGCAGCGCCACCCTGAGTTACACCCTGGCCCGGGGCCGGCCAGATCTGATCCCGGAACTGACCTACACGCTCCAGGGCGTGAAGGCCGAGATTGATGAAATCATCTGGTATGGCGGCAACGTGCAGCACAGCCTCAGCGCCGACAACGGCTACACCATGAGTCTTGATCTGGAAAGCAAACTGCCAGAGGACACGGTGGAAGACTTGGCCGAGGAAAACAAAGGCGAGTACACCGGGATCATTGCCTACTACCGAGACAAGAAAACTGGAAAGGAAAAGACCGTGACCGCTGGCGATCAGTCAAAGCCCAAACGGCTGCGATGGTTGTACGCCAGTGAGAAAACGGCGAAACGGGCAGTGGATAGAGAAATGAAAAAGCTTTCTGCCTGAGCGAGGTGCTACGAGTCAGGAAACAGGTCAACAAACGATGACCTACCGCCCGCCTTTTTCCACTCACGCGCTTGGTTTTACCGACACCATTGCCTGCAGCACCAAAAGAATCCGCCGCTGATCATCCAAGGACAGCCGTCGATATCCGACGAGCAGCTCGAGCTCCAGCTTTGTGACGGGCTCAATTACCGAAAATGCGGTGATCTTCGGGTGGGCGGGGATGCGGATCGGTTCCATCGGTTGCCAAGCTCCAATACTGTATGTGCATACAGTACATTTTTGGAGCGATTTCGCCAATGGGTTGGACTACTGGAAACAAAAAAGCCCAGCCTGGGCTGAGCTTTTTTGCGTTACTTATCGAACGTCGCCATGCACACATGACCGAGTGCTATAGCTTCAAATACGCGGCTCTGGTGTTGGGTTTTTAGCAACCGTTGCCATCGCATACGCCATACGACGAAGTGATTCTTTGTCGTAGTCCGACAACTCTTTTAGATACGACAACATCTCCAGCTCAAAGGACGAAAGCTGATCTGCTGAGACCGGCAGTTGCTCACCAAACAATACGTAATAAACGTCCACCCCCGCCTTTTGCGCTGAGAGCAGATAAGGGGCATCAGGACTTCTCTCGTCCTTTTCATAGTTCAGCTGGGTGTTCTTCGCGATACCGCATGCAACAGCCAATTCCGTTTGGCTAACGCCCAGCCGTGTGCGCTCCGCGCGCAGCCGAGCCCCAATTGTCATCAATTTTGTACCCTCTAACCTTGACAGTCCCAATTGTTTGGACCAATATCGTCGGAAATCCACACTAAATCACACGAATTAGCACTATGCCGAAGACAGGTATCACCGAGCAAGCACTACGACTTGCCAGAGAGCGCTTGGTTGAGCAGGGACTGTCCACCGCTGATTTCGCCAAGCGACACAACCTCAACCCAAGCACTGTCTATGCCGTTTTGAATGGGCAGAAAAAGTGCCTCCGAGGTGAAGCACATCGAGCAGCCGTGCTCCTCGGGATCAAAGACGGCGTGATTACAAACTAGGGCCTCTGGCTCCAGGAGGAAACCAGAAAATGAAACGCCCAGTACTAGAAACCAGACGCCAAGTGGTAAGTGCCGTTGTTTGCGCTTACCCAGGCGGTCGCGAATGCGCAGCAGCGCGCCTCGGCTACGAACTCAAGAAATTCGACAACCACGTCTACGAAAACGCCGGCAGCCGGCCCTTGAGCGATGACCAGATTCATATGCTCGAACGAGACGCGGGTACCAGCTTCTTTCCTGAGTATGTGGCCTCCCTATACAGCGGCATGTTCGTACCTATTGCCGATCCCGACACCCTGGACAACATCGAGTTGTACAGCCGTTCAGTCAGCACGGCAGCCAAGCGTGGGGTGGTCGATCAGATCATCGATAAAGCCTTGGCCGATGGTGTCATCGAGAAAGGTGAGGCGGCTGCAATTCTTGCTGCCCACAGCAAATACCTGAGTGCTCGCCATGGCGAGGTGCTGGCCACGATCCAACTGCACAGCAAGGAGGCCGATCAGTGAGCACCTACAAACTTGTCTGCCCCCATTGCATGGGCCGCATGCGTATCCGCACCAGCGAAGGCACCCACATTTTCCTGCGCGTGGCCTATCTGCAATGTGCCAACGAGGCCTGTGGTTGGTCCGTACGTGCCGAGTTTGAAATGACCCATGAGATGAGTCCGAGCGGCATGGCTAACCCCGCCGTTCGCCTTCCCATCGCGGATGTAGCCCTGCGCCGCGCCGCAATGAAGTCAGCCAATGATCAACCCGACTTGCTGGATCAACTTGAAATGGAGGCCACACTCGCATGAACGCCATCACCTTGACGATCAATCCCACCAGTGACTATCGCGCCGCCATGCAGCAAGCGGCGCTGGCCTACCTGTACCGCCAAAGTGGACAGCATTTGTCGGGCGACCATCAGCTACTCGAAAACTGCAAACGCTACCTCGCCCAGTCACTCGAGGTACCCGAGCACCTGGTGCAGCGTATTGCCGAACTGGCAGTTGCCGAGTTCGAAGGCATGACCACGAAACGCGTAACTCGGCTGGGCATTTATCCAGCAAGCAGTGCATTTCGTTACCTGGTCTGGCTTCTGGATACCCAAACACAGAAACGCTACCCCGTGCCGGCGCGCTTCTTACCAGCGCGCTTGCTGTCCTCCCGCGACACCTCGAACTAACTAAATCCTCCCCTCCGTATGCCCGCTTCGCGTGGGTAAGGGGAAACTGCAACTTATTGGCGGCTGACATGAGCAAAATCACCATCCAACTGGAACTGGAAGAGCAGCAGGCAAAGAAATACCTGCAATGGCTCACCAGTCAGTACGAAGTCACCATGGCTGATCTTTGGTACTCCGACCGCTACCGGAACGTGCCAGCCGGCCAACGCGGCCCCAAAGTTCTCCAGGACCTGCCTTACCTCGCCGGGATCTGCCGCACGCGCTGCGAGTTGAAAAAGCAGCTCGACACCAACGCTGTGGAGCGTGCGCAGTGAAGACCATGGACCATCAACTGCGCGCTGATGTACTGCAGCGGCTCGAGGCCGACTTTGGTCTGCAGCACATGGCCGGCACCCAATACATGCGCAAGGGAACCTGCCCCCAATGCAACCAGCGGCGGCTGTTTTCCCGGTATGACGAGCCATGGTTCATCCGCTGCGGTCGCGAGCAGAAATGCCGCTACATGGAACCGGTCAAGGAACTGTACAGCGACCTGTTCGACGACTGGAGCAAGCGTGCTCCTGCCACCGATGATCAACCTGCTGCGAGTGCCAAGGCTTACCTGACCTTCGCCCGAGGCTTCGACGTCGGCCAGATTGAAGGCTGGTACACCCAGGAGCACTACTTTGATCGGGATCTGAACATTGGCTCGGCCACCGTTCGCTTTCCACTTGAAAAAGGCGGCTATTGGGAGCGACTCATCGACAAGCCGAACCGCTTTGGCAAGAAGAAAGCGCGTTTCAAGCCTGGCGAAAGCTACAAGGGCTACTGGTGGGTGCCACCCTGCGTCGACCTGCTGCAGGTAGACGAACTGTGGATCGTCGAAGGCATCTTCGATGCCATCGCCCTGGTACAGAACGGCATCCCCGCCGTCGCCGCGCTGTCCTCGAACGCCTACCCAGAGGAATCGCTGAAAGCCCTGATCACCGCTCGCAGCGGCAAGACGCCAAAACTGATCTGGGCACTGGACAACGAACCAGGTGCGCACAAATACACCCGGATGTGGGTCCGCCAAGCTCGTGATCTTGGCTTCACCTGCGACGCGGCGCAGATCCCACAGCCTGACTCTCGCAAGGTTGATTGGAACGATCTTCACCAGCGTTGGGCGTTCATGGACGACGTCGAAGCCCGCACCCAGCGGATCGATAAAGAGCTGGACGATACCAAGCATCACGGTGCCCTGCTGATTGCAGAAAGCGCCGTGGAGAAAGCCTTGCTCATGTACCAGTGGCGCGAGCGCGAAGAGTTCCACTTCGGTTTTGACTCCCGCCTGTACTGGTGGAAGTTGGACATCTCGAAGTTCAACAGCGCCATGCAGGCACTGGATGCCAGCGATAACCACGAAGACCAACAGCTGAACGACAAAGCGCGCCGTGCCAAGGCACTGCGCATGTCCGGCTGCGTGGTCGAGATCGCCAACTGCTACCCCAAGGCCCTGTATTTCCAGCGCAACGAGATCACCGATGAGTCCTGGTACTTCTTCCGCGTCGACTTCCCCCACGACGGTGGCTCGGTGAAAAACACCTTCACCGGCGGCCAGGTCGCAGCGGCCAGCGAATTCAAGAAAAGACTTCTCGGCATGGGTGCCGGAGCCGTGTTCACCGGGAGTGGACAACAGTTGGACAAAATCATGAAAGACCAGCTTTTCGGTATCAAGACCGTTCAAACCATCGACTACGTTGGCTACAGCAGGGAGTACGGCTGCTACGTGTTCAACGACATCGCCATCCGGGAAGGCCAGCTCATCACCATCAACGAAGAGGAGTTCTTCGAGATGGGCAAACTGAAGCTCAAGAGCCTGCAGAAAGGCGTAAAGATCGCCCTGCAGAAAGACGCCAAAGACTACGACCCACAGTGGTTGAATTTGCTCTGGCAGTGCTTTGGCGCCCAGGGCACTGTTGCTCTGACCTTCTGGTTCGGCTCGCTGTTCGCCGAACAGATTCGCGCTCGGTACCAGTCGTTCCCATTCCTCGAAGCCACGGGCGAAGCCGGTGCCGGCAAAACCACCCTGCTCACCCTGCTGTGGAAATTGCTGGGCCGCGAAGGGTACGAAGGCTTCGACCCATCAAAATCCACCAAAGCCGGCCGCAGCCGCTTGATGGGCCAAATCTCCGGCATGCCCGTCGTACTCCTGGAGTCGGATCGCAGCGGCGACGATAAGGCCCACGCCAAAACGTTCGAATGGGACGAACTGAAGGACTACTACGGCGGCGGCACGCTGGCGACCAAGGGTGTCAAAACCGCCGGCAACGAGACCTACGAGCCGCCCTTCCGCGCCACGATTGCCATCAGCCAGAACGCGCCGGTGGTTGCATCGGAGGCGATCATGACCCGGATTGTGAAACTGCACTTTGTACGGCCTACCGTCACAGCCGAAAGCCGTGCGGCGGCGGACCTGCTCAATTCTCTGGAGGGTGCGAAACTCAGCAACTTCCTACTGCAAGCGGTACGCAAAGAATCGGAAGTGATGGAGCTGTTTGCCAATCGCATGCCTGGCTACGAAGCCAAGCTGCGCACCCTCCACAGCCATTGCTTCGCCTGCGAAACGCCATTCAAAGATGAACAGGGTCAATGCGGCCATTGCGGCAACAAGCTGCGCGGCTACATCCGCGTCGAGCGGATCAACAAGAACCACGCCCAACTGCTCGCCCTGCTCGATTGCCTGCGCCTGGTGTTGCCCCTCAGCGAACCGCAAATCAGCCACACCCGGACCCAAATCATCCGCATGGCCATCGAGCGCCAATCCTCGATCAGTTCGGATCACCCGGTAGTGGCTGAGTTCTGGGAAGTCTACGAGTACCTCGAAGGCCTGGACGCAGATGGACCGGTGGTCAACCACAGCAAGAAAGACCACACCATCGCCATCAACCTCAACGACTTCGTCAAATGCGCGGCCGAACACCGCCAGAAGGTCGCGGACATCAGTGAGTTGAGGGAGCGCCTGAAAGACTCCCGCTCTCGGAAGTTGATCGACACGAACAAGGCAACCGACAGCGCGGTACGCGCCCATCAGGCCAAGCACTCCAACGCCACCGTCACCAAACAACCCATTGTGAAGTGCTGGATTTTTCAGGCGTGACCGCCAATCACCGACAGGACATATGAATGCAAATTCAGATACTCGCGGGCAGTGACACATCGGCATGCCTGCAGGACCGCGTCACCGAGTTGATGAACCAAATGGGCAACGATCACCGGAAAACCGTACAGGCCGAAGCCTACGGCGCAGAGGGGCTCGTTGACATCTTGGAGGTTCGGGCAACAGACGGTCAGCGCGAGATTTTGGTACTGAATTGTTCGCGACTGCAGATCCAGGCGGCACTGGATTGGCAATCGAGCACTGAGGACAACAACGAATTCGAAGGCTTGGAGCTGCACCTGGTGCGAAAGCCAGACAGCTACTTGTAGCGCCGGCTGCAACCGGCAACCACTGAAAGGAGAGAACCATGCAGCGCACCAACGAAACAGCCCAACGGGGAAGCAGGGAGTTGTTGAGCAACCTGATCAGCACGATCGCAACCATCGCACTGATCGCTGTCACGGCTATTCAGGTACCTGACGTACTGATCTGGCTCGCCAACTAACGAAAGAACAGGAAGTGGTGCCGAGGGGCTGCAACCCCACGGCACCGACCACCACTGAAAGGAGAGAACCATGCAAGTCCAAACCCTCAACGATGGCGTCGCCGAGGCTATCACGAACACGTTTTCAGTTGGCAAAAGTACTACACGCCCCTGCCCAGTCGCATACCTGGGACGCAATGAACAGATGGAAGCTATTCATGAGGGAACAAAGCCATGAAAACTCTCTTCGTGCTTCTTGCCCAATACGACGGCCAAGCCATCATTCCATTGGCGCGAGTTTGCAGCGACTATTTCACGCACCTCACCACCGATATGTTTCAACGTAAGGTGCTGGCGGGGCAGATAAAAATTCCAATTACTCGATTGGAACCAAGCCAAAAGAGCGCAAAAGGAATCCACATCACGGACCTCGCTGAATATCTCGATGCTCAACGCGCAGCAGCCATTAAAGAGAGCAATCAGCTGAACAGCACACCGCGAGGTAGCTGAACTACTTCAATGTCCTGGCGCCCAATTTCACGGGCGCCTGTAGAACTTTTTCCAACCACTTCCAATTCGCATAGATGTCACCGCGACCGCGCAGATGGGTATAACGGCGCATCGAATTCCAATCCCTGTGTCCCGAGACGCTGGCGACTCGCGGAATATCCCAGTCCATCTCAAACAGCCGACTGACACCGTCATGGCGCAAGTCATGGAAGTGTAGGTCTTCAATGCCCAAGATCTTGCACGCCCTGGTCCAGGAGGTGGACACGGACTCAGCGCTGTAGGGAAAAATCTCGGGTAGCGACTTCGGCATGGTTTGAAGAATCGCCCAGGCCTCTGGCGGCAAATGACACCAGACATCGTTGCCGATTTTCTGGCCGGGATTTTTCATGTCACGCACCAACACACGTTGGCCTTCCTCATCCAGATCCGCCCACTGAATGCGTGTAATCTCCTCCTGTCGACGAGTTGAAAACAATGCAAACGCTGTCATCTTGAGCATGTTGATCGACGTTGGTCGGCGGGTTTGAATCCCACGAAAGTGCGTCAGGAGTTTGTCCAACTCATCCAGGGTAGGCCGGCGGTCGCGCTCCCGACTTTTCATGTTGTAGCCGAGCTTCTTCAGCACCTTTCGGGCGTCCACCATTGCGTGAGGATTAACCTCATACCCCCATGCAGGCCGAGCAATCGAAAGCACTGCACCGAGATGGGCGAGATCGTTACCGGCTGTCTGAGGCTGAACGCTTCCGCCCTCTTTGCCCATGCGCCACAGGGCATACTCCACCAACTGCTGACTGTTGATGTCCTGGTCGTTGAGTTTGCCCAGGTACGACTCGCTGATAGCCTTGAGCGTTGCCAGTTTGGTTTTGCCCAATGGGCGGACTCTTTCCATTTCGACCAGGTAACGGTCGATCATTTCCTTGACCGTGGTGCCTTGGCGGTTGGCCCGCTCAATGGCGCCTGGCTGGTCCAGTTCGGTCTCACGTTTTCGAACCCAAGCCTGGGCGGCCTGTTTTCGGGCGAAGGTCTGGCTCTCTTGGTAAACTTGCGCTCCATCGCGAAACAGGCGTATCTGTGCCGTGTAACTGATGCTGCCGTCGGTGCGTTTCCGTGCTCTGATCGTGGCCATGGTCAACTGGTACAATTGTGAAAGGGGTTGGTACATTGTACCAATGACCTCTTGAAAACGCCCATTTACCCCCGAAAACCGGCATAAAACACGTAGAGTAAAATGGTACAGAAATCAGCTACATCCCCAGTAAACTCAAGCTCTACGCTGTCTCGGCGGTTCTCCGTTGCACCTATGATGGATTGGACACACTAACCGTACAAGCCTTGTAAATACAGGCGTACAGATCCTCTTGCGTATCCCCGTACCACTTTCGTACCAATACTAATTGCCATACTCGACTCCGAAACCGAGCTCAGACCGCTGCAGCAAATTTTAAGTAGTCGGATTCAGCTCTAATCAAGAACACTTTTGATGCTGTCAAAAACTCTTGGTGCATTGGCGCCCTTTGAAAATCACTCTGTTTTCAAACTGCTACGCTTTCCTTCTCACGGAGGAATCTCGATGGAACATTCAGACCTGCTCCCTACCCTACTGTACAAAATCAATGAAAATCAGCTCGCCCTGGAAGCCGCCATCATGGAACTCACTATCTGGATCGAGCAACGCGGTGCGGCTGAGGTAGCCGGCAATGTCCGCAGCGCGCTGGTCGCTATCGACCGTAACGAGGAATTCATAAAGATGACGCTTGCAGTAATGCTAACGCCGAAGTGACTGTGATCTCAGACAGAGGCACTCACTCTTGAAAGATGGTGGACCGAATGAAAATAGCTGGTGTCTATCTGATTGCTGATAGACGCCACCTCGGACGTTAGGCCGCTAGCGTTCTCTCCAGATCGTTCTTCAGAACCGATTCGTTGCTAACTCCCACCTTTCTCTATGGAAAGCACGCGCCCGCTTTTCCAGGGTTCCTTGCAAAAGAAGCCCTATCGTCAGAATCACACCTATGCCGTTGACTTACCTGCACACTCGCGCATACTCGACAAAATTATGTGCCAATCGAGCGAGTAGCCATGACGATTTACAGCTTCACCTTCGAGAATTGTTTCTCCTTTGAAGCTAGGACTGAGGTCTCATTTGTAACAGACAAGCGAGCGAGCCTTAATGACAGGGTTTTCGAATCCGACTCGTCCGACGACAGGGTTAGCAAAGTTCTTGCAGTCGTAGGAGCAAATGGTTCGGGTAAGACGAATCTCATCAAACCATTAGCATATTTATTATGGTTCATGACCGACTCATTCTTCGCCAAAAAAAATGACCAAAGACACTTTCTTCGGCCACACATTTTCAATGAACGGGAGCCAGTAACATTTAGGCTAGTGTTTGATGTTGATGGCATACGCTATCGTTACATTCTCCTCAAAGGCGGCACGCGAGTTTATGCCGAATCGCTGGAAAAAAAGACAAGCAGACTATGGAGTAAAGTTTTTCTCAGGAAATGGGATGTCGAACTAGAAAAATATGAGGTAACCCGAAAAAGCTTTGGCAGCGCACACATGCCACTTGCAGAAACTGACGAGCAAGTATCATTGATTTCGCTTGCCGCCCAATACAAAAGCAAAGTAGCAACCAGTATATGTGATGCATTGCGTAGAAGAGTCACAAACGTAACCGGCTTTGGTAGGAACGCATATTACGGTTCCCCAGACGTTTCCGATGCTTCTGCATATTATTTGGAAAATCATGCTAGAAAGGAGGAAATGTTAAGATTTCTTCGAGAGCAAGATTTTGGCATCAACAACATTGAATTTGAAGAATACGAGCGTTCTGAAGAGGATGGCACAACTACTCAGGGCGTTATTCCTTGGGTAATTTACAAAAGAGGTGAACGAGAAGCTAGAATCCCCCTTCTTTTAGAATCTAGTGGCACGCAGGCAGTCTATCACCTTCTAAGCAAAATCTTGCCCCTACTGCAAACCGGCGGAGTGGTGATTTACGATGAACTGGAAGGTGACTTACATCCTCTAATGATAGAACCGATATTAAATCTTTTCTTCAGCAAGCGGACCAACCCCTTTAACGCCCAGATTATATTTACAACACATTCGATTGAAGTATTGAACCTTCTTCATAAAAACCAAATCCTCCTGGTAGAAAAGAATGAGGGCTCTAGTGAAGCCTGGAAACTATCAGATATGGAGGGTGTAAGAAGTGACGATAATTTTTACGCAAAATACATGTCTGGCGCCTATGGCGCTGTACCTCGAATGTGAGCAACAAGATGCCAAAAATTCTTAAAAAAACAAATAGGACTGTATTGTTTGCAGTAGAGGGTGAGACTGACCTCGCTTTCATGACTCATTTGAAACAGTGTTACGTTGGCCGAGACTGCAATGTGAGCATTAAAATTAAAAATGCTCACGGGGCTGGCCCTTTGGGCATCATGGACGCATTGATAACTGGTGCCAGAGGAAAAAGCTATGATCGACTAGCTGCCTTATTTGACTCTGATCTGCCCATTTGTCTAGAGAGCGGAAAGTATTTCAGAAAGAACAGCGTTCGTTTATTTCAATCCGTACCGGCCATTGAGGGAACTCTTCTTAGTTTAGGAAACACACGACTTAGGCAAAACATATCTACAGATGAGTGCAAGCGTTTGCTTTCCCGAAATTATGCAGGCGATGCGATGGACGTGAGATTTTACGAGCGGCACTTCAACAAAGATCTCATTGAAGCTGCGCGACCTAGAATCCAGCTTTTAGACGAGCTAATAAGCTACATAATTGCTCCAAACTAACAACACAACCCACCTACAATAATAAAAATATTTACCCCCAAGACACAAAAAGAAGGAGCTTTAAAGTGACGCAAAAAACTAAAACCGCCACAACCACCAACAATAAAACAGCAGAAACTGCAGAAACGCAAAATAAAACTTGCTTTGTGATCATGCCGATTGCTGACATGGAAGGATATGACACTGGTCATTTTTCGAGAGTTTATGAATACCTTATTAAACCGGCTTGCATTAACGCTGGATTTGAACCCCATCGAGCAGATATCGTAGCTGCTAGCAACTATATCATCATCGACATATTGAGAAAAATTCTCGATAGCGACATGGTTATATGCGACTTGAGCGGCAGAAACCCTAATGTTCTTTATGAACTTGGAGTTCGCCAAGCCTTCAACCTACCAACAGTGCTGATAAAAGATATTAAAACACCAAAAATCTTTGATATACAAGGGCTTCGCTACACTGAATACAACCACGCTCTCCGAATTGACGAAGTACAAAAGGAACGTGAGCGTATAGAGCTATCCATTTCAGAAACAGCTGAAAACACGCATGACATTAACTCTATGATTCAATTATTAGGCGTGCAGGCGGCTCCTCTTCCACACAAGGTCGAGTTATCCAACGAAACCAGTGTTATCCTTGAATCTTTAAAAGATATTTCCGTACGCATTTCAAATATTGAATCCTCGCAAATCATCGTATCACCGAATCCAGCGAGACGCGGATACAAAACAATTACAAGAACTCCGCGCGGAGCGTATAACTTCAACGAAGAAGACTTTACTCTCGGAGAGGAGCTATACATTTCAGGAAAAAACATTGGACAACTTATTGCAGTTTCCAACAGTGATGTAAAAGTAAAAACTCCAGACAACAGTATTCTTTCTATACCAATCACCGCCCCTGAATTTCCTCGCCTTACTACAGTACCCTTTTAATATTATTTTGATTCTCATAAACCCACCAACTATAGTTACGAGAATTCGTCCCTATCCCAAAATTCTCGCCTCCTAGTTACGTTCCTAGATTCGTTATCGGCTTCCCAAGCTGATAACGAGGGTTCGATTCCCTTCACCCGCTCCACTATTTTCAAGGCTTCCAGCGGTATAGAGGTGACGTTGCGTAGAACTGGTGACAGTTTTGGTGACAGTTACTGAAATCTGGAAGTGTTTGCGCACCAGCATGAGTGCACAACATCTGACGGACCTGTGCCAGCGCCCACCCCCTAGGCGCTTTCGGCTTTTCATGTTGACCCATCGGAAAACGGTTAGGACGGTTAGTTTTTTACTGACTACCCTGAAAGCCTTGTACTGCGCGGCTTTGCAACGAGTGCCGCAGGTTAGGTTTTGGTTAGCACTGGGTTATTTCCTAACCTTTATAGATGTTAAAAATACATAAAATAATTTCCTTATATATCAACTACTTACAATTTACTAACCCTCAACCTAACCATAACTAACCCTTCAAAGTTAGCCCGCAGCCCCAGCAAATACGGGGTCCGCAGCCCACCTCGCACCCCGTTTTGAAAAACTAACCCCTTTCCCGAGTGACCTCTGAATATCGCCGCCAGAGACCGCCATGACACGCCTTGGCATTTACCCAACTCGTGCAGGGATCCGCAGGCTTTTTCCACCCCACAATCGTGCAGACAGCCCCCAGCCTTGGCGGGTTTGAGCTGGCTGCAGGTGCGCAGAAAAAACGACACATTTAGCCCGCAGGCGTGGCGGGGGGACGACGGCGCGCGCCAAGTCAAAACACTTTCCGCCTCCAACAGTGCTCTGGACCGGGTGCTGATCACCGCCCTACACGCCCTCAGTGTGAAGAACGACGTATGGGTAACAGCGGTACCGGAAAAATTTGGCCCCTAACTGGAAAGAACTTTCCGACCTTAGCTATCAACAGTTCGCACATATCAAGAAAAGGAACCCGAGCGCGACCCGCGTTGCTAGACTGCCGGCACCCCATACCCATAAGGAGCAACACCGATGGCCATTGAAGACACCAAACGCCTCAAGTCGACCAACAGCGAATCCGAGGCGAATACTGCGATTTCCCATGGCTGGACGTTGCTGCAGTTGCAGCCGATGAGCGAAGGCAACGACAGCTGGATCCGTTACCACCTGGGCTGGCAAAAGGCCGGTGAGCCGGCGCCGGAGTTCGGTACCGCGCCACTGAGCCTGGGTGCACACGCCGTCCAGCCGTAATGCTCTGACAGGAACCCCGAACATGGCCGAGCCGAACCATCCCGCCACCCTCTACCGTGCCCAGGAGCAGATTGCCAAGATCGCCGGCGCCGAGTCGTATGCCGCTGTTGATCTACTGAATCTATGGACGCGGGGGTACGTGGAGGCGTTGTTCGCTGAAGGGCTGATCGATTGGGACGAGCACGGTCGCCTGAACGATGCGGTCGATCAGCAGCGCAACCAGCGCAAGGCCGAATTGAAAGCCTCCGCGAACGAGTGACGCCGCGTTTTCCATAACGAAATGAACCCCACCGGTTCCGCTGTGATTACAATGGGCCACCACCCAAGGAGCGTTACCGATGAAAACCTGTACCGTATACGGCGATATGTCCGCAGACCGCGCGGCTGATCAGTACCCCACCGTGACCCTGTGCGACGATTGCGTCGAGGCCGACGGGAAACAGAAAGGCAATTCGCAGATAGTCACCACGAATGATTATGATTCCGATTTTGGCGAAAGTTGCGAATGGTGCGGCGCGGAGGCCAGCGAAGAAAAGGGCGAGTGAGGCGTTACGAGTAACGCCGTTTATGTTCAACAGGCCCCCACACCAAGCCCAGGTGTGGGGGCCTTTTTTATGGTCACGGATACCAGCACCCCCCTACACTGGCACACCAGACCCCGGCCTTCTGGTTTTACGCAGTGTTGGCCACTTACTCGAAAAGGAATATCTCATGGCCCGTAGTCACCTGCCCGTTGATCCCAGCACGCTGCAATCCCTGAAAACCCCGGTCGATCTGCTGGGTCTGCCGCCGGCGATCACCGAGGCCGGCAACCATTTGTATCGGGAATTGGCCGGCGCCGGCCGCGCCCAAGACCTCGGCGCCCTGGCCTTGGTCGAGGCGCGCGCGGATGGCTTCCTGCTGGGCCTGCAAGCGGCGCGCTTTGGTGAAGTGGTCGATCAATTGCGCACGGTGTTTACGACCGCCGCCACGCTCAGCCGGTTGATGTTGGGATGACCGGCCGCGACAGCCATGAACGAGACGATCCGCTGGCGGCGCTGAATCTGCCGCACGCGATCCACGCCCAGGCGCTGAAACTCCTAAGCAACATCGCCCTGGCGCGCACGGCGGCCGACTGCACCCGCGCGGCGGACCGCGCCGAAGGCTTTGGCCTCGGCATCGAAACGGTCAAGGCGCTGAACCCGGCCAGCACCGAGGGCCTGTACCTGGTCTTTGACCACGCGGCGACGGCGCGGCAACTGGTGCTGGAACAGTGATTGGCGAAGGCATACAGGAAGAGGTGCTGCGCGCGCTGGTCGAACAGCACGCGGTGCGCGAGTGTCTGGTGGCCCGAGTGGACGGCGGAGCTGAGTGGGGGCTGTCGATCCGCTTGGGTGGCAGCGGTGCGCGATGGGTACCGGTGCGCTCACGGCGGGAGAAGGTCAGGACGTGGGCCAGCCTGACCGCGGTCGGGCGTTTTGCTGATGGCATCGGTTTGCGCGGGTTTAGCGTGGAGCCGTGACGGGTCACGGGGCAAATGACAGGCAAAAAAAAGCCGCCTTAGTCGGGCGGCTTTTTCGTCGAAAGCCCAGTTAGTGGCCGGGCCTTCGTACTCACAGGGAGCATTGACGTATCCACAGGGTACAAGGTGGCACTTGCAGTGGCAATAATTAACGATTGACGGTTTTGTGGCGCGCGCAAAACACAAGATGTAGGGATTGGTACGGCCCTTTTGGTAAAAAAGTCCTTTTTTGATGGTTTTTTTGTGCAGTCGAGCAAATAGGCCCATTTTTCGAAAAAAATCTTTCCCCCGCCAAAGCCCCGTAGTGCCTCGCTCTGGCCGAAAAAGTGCTCTTTTATACACAGCCAATGAGCCGATACGCCGCACCACGTCGGAAATAAATTCGTTACCATGCAGGCACTCGCACGGTGTTAGCAAATGCCGTGCGGCGGCCTTACTGACACGGGCTAGTAATCCGTGCGGATGACTCAGAAGGCGTCCATCAGCTCAGCCGCCTCACAGGGAGCATTGACGTGATCCCGAAGGCACACAAGTCCGGTAAGTGTGCTGGAGGTCTGGCCCAACGACGGGAGGGCCAAGCATGTTGAAATTTTTGAAACATGCGTGGGATTTCGTGGTGGTTTGTGTACGTGTTCAGCACGTCTTTGAACTGCTGCGGGATCGCTTCGACGACCTGCAATAAGGTCGGCAGGATGGACCGCTTCAGCTTCGGCTGAGGCGGTTTTTTTTGCCCACAAAAAAGCCGCCCGAGGGCGGCAGTAAAGTCATTCATCTCAGCGCCTATTTGGCGCGCCTGTCACCAGTTGAAATAGATCAACTCATTGGCCTGCTTGCCGCCCTGCCCCCCCACCATATGCCGGAACGGCACTTCCTTCAGCCGAAGCCCAGAGAACACCCTTCGGATCTGCGGATGATCGTTGATTGAGATGACCATATGGCCCTTGATCGATGCCGCCAGTTCAGCCATTGCCTGATACTGCTCAAAATTGAATGCACCAGGTGCGTACCCTGCCGTTTCCCAGTAGGGCGGATCGAGGTAAAACAGCGTGTGCGGGCGATCGTACCGACGGATGCATTCTTTCCAGTCGAGGTGCTCGATGGTAGTCCGAGCCAACCGCAGGTGCGCTTCGCTGAGCTTCTCCTCAATACGCAATAGGTTCAGCCTGGGCGGCGAGGTGGTCGCGGTACCGAAGGTGCGTCCAGTGGGCTTGGCGCCAAAGCACTGCTGCTGCAGGTAGAAAAACCGCGCGGCCCGCTGAATATCAGTCAGCGTTTCCGGGATCTGCATGTTGGTCCATTCAAACATCTTGCGGCTGACCAGCGACCAGCGAAATTGCCGGACCAGCTCCTCCAGGTGATGCGCCACCACTCGGTACAGGTTGACCACTTCACCATCGAAGTCGTTGATTACTTCCACATGGCTCTGCTCTTTCATGAAGAACAATGCTGCGCCACCGCAGAACGGCTCGACATAGCATTCGTGCTCAGGGAACTCAGGCAGGATGTGTTTGGCCATGCGGCGCTTTCCGCCCATCCAAGGGAAAATTGGTGTAGACATAAGTGATCCTTGTCTCTGCTATTGGATTCGCTTAGGCTTCGCCCCCCCTGCGCAGTGGGGCGAGGCCTTGGGTTGGATCACTCGGAATGCTCGAGTGGTACGACGTCGAGCTGGTGTTGACGCACCGGCTCGTCGCCTCGTTTATTCACTGCGCGGGGTTTACTTCCCCTCTCCAAGCTCAAAAGGCTTGAAGCGAATAACTTCCTCGCCCAGCCATTCATTAATTTGAAGCAGGCGCGCCTGCAGTGGCTCCAGTTCATTCAGCCCCCAAACTTGGGCGGCTTCGCGCATCGAACCAAAGCCCCCCGAGTTCTGCGGAACAATGCCCATCAGCTGTGGATAAATGCGCATGCCCGCCAGCAGATCGTCGCGGCTGATGTTCTTGATCGAGCCAAAATCATCTTTGGCCGCGACCTCACTGATCGGGATCAGCTGAATGCCGTCCTTCTTCCCATTCGGCGCGTACATGAACAGGTTTCGAAAGTTGCCCGGTCCTTTGCTACTCTTCATCGCATCGCGTAGGTCGGTGACGAAATCCTCGTTCTGCGCGGCGTCGGTCATGTAGAGGATGAATCCGGCGTGACTGCCGTTCTGGTAGTACTTGCGCCGGAATAACGTGGCCGCCTCGTTTAACAAGGCGCTCTGTAGCGCTGACAGCCATTCGGGCAGGCCGTAGATCTCCTGATTGATATCGGCCTCTCGCAAATGGCAGATGCTGTGCTTGCGGAACTCATGTTCATCACGCCAGCCCCGCACCTGGTAGTAGCTCCCCTCCTCGATCCCTCGCCTTACATACTTGGCCATCGCCGGTACCAACCCCAGCGCCTGGCGCAACATGTTGTCGCGTTTCTCCAGATACCCATTGCCGCACCAGATGAAGTCCAGTGCGATCTGCTCGAAGGCCTGTCGGCTCATCAGTTTGTGTGGAATGAACGTCCGGGCCAGGGCGTTGCGCTTAAAATTGATGCCCGACTGAAGGTACACGCTGGAACGCGTAGCCTTGGCCAAGCCATCCAACGACAACGGCGGCTCGTACCAGCGCCCGTTTGACCAGCACTCCAGGTAGTCGAGGATCTCCCGGCCGTCGAGCACCGGTACCGGATCGCCGAAGGTAAAAGCGTGGGCTTGAGCCTGCGCCGGCAACGCCTCAACCAGATCAGTAGTCATCAGTAAATCTCCATGATGCCGGTGTTGGCAGTTGTCTGCCCTTCCAGCGGCTCGTTGTGCAGGGCATGGAACAGTGCCCATGCCAAGTCGGCGTGGCCGGTTTCGTCGTTACGACCGGCCGTATAGGTGAACTGCCGCCCCGACGCGGTTATGGTCTTGCGGATGGCCATCAAGCTGGAGGCCATATCCGTCCAGCCGGCATCGAATTCCAGACGTCCGTTTTTAATCACGTCATAAGCCTTGAGTACCAGGCGGGTTTTGACTTCAGGTGAGTAGCTGAACGTGGTCACGGCAGGGAAAAATTGGCGCACCAGCTGGGCCACGCCGCTACCTAGGCCAGTAACGTCGACACCGATGTACGTCACCCAGTAGCGTTTGGTTACCTGGCGAATGGCCTCGGCCTGCGCCGCGAAGTCCATGCCCCGAAATTGGTGACGCTCGAGCACGCGGAATTTGCCGCCCGGCACCAGCGGCGGCGCCACTACGATCAGACCGGCGCTGTCACCAGTTTCGGCGGGGTCATAGCCTACCCAGACCTGCCGATCGCCAAAGGGCCGCGCGGCGAATGGTTTGTAGTCCTCCCCCCATTCCACCCAGCTGTCCACCATGCACGGTTGCAACATGTTCAAAGGGAAGATCGAGGCGCCGTCATCGACGAACTGGCACATCAGCAGGTTGGCGAACTGCTCGGCGTTGTATTCAAAGCGCAGTTCATCCAGGTCAAACAGATCGCAGCCACGCTGCTCGGCATCCATGATCGTCACGATCTGGCGCCAGATCCGGTCCTCGCACAGTCGTCCCTGCGCTAATGCGTCGTGGCTGACGTCCAGTTTGAGATGCTGGGCTGTCGGCTTACCTTTGTTGAAACGCTCTCCGGTCCATAGCTTGTACGCCTCATGGGCCATGCTCGACGGCGTCGAAAAGTAGGTTTTGCGCCAGTGTTTGTGCAGCGCCATGCCCGAGGCGACTTTGTTCAATTCCTCGAACTTGTGAGTCCAGAAGAATTCGTCAAAGTAGAAGTTGCCCGAGCGGCCTTGGGCCGTGCGGTAGTTGGTACCGAGAAAATGCAATTCGGCGCCATTGGCTAGTACGATCGGATCACCTGTCAGTTGCCGACCCAGCACATCGCTGACGAACGCTTGCATGTAGTTCTTGAACTGGTGGGCCTGAGCCTTGCTGGCGGACAGGAAAATCTGGTTCCGCCCGGTCTTCAGCGCATCGATCAATGCCTCGCGGGCGAAGTAATAGGTCGCCCCGATCTGCCGGCTCTTGAGCAGCATTCGGGTGCGTTGGTTCATCGACCGGTACCAATCGAGCTGGTACGCAAAGCAACCGTCTCGGAATGCCTCTTCCAACTTCTCGAAGTCGTCCTCGGAGAAATCGTTACGCTTGGCTTGTTTTTTGGGTTCAGCGTTGCGCGCGGCCAACTTCGGATTGAGGTCAGTTTCGGTACCGCCGCCCTGGAAACGCTGAATGCGCGCCTGCCGCTCCAGTTGCCGATGCAGCAGATCGATTTCCTTAAAGTCGCCCCCGCTCTTGCCCTCTTTGAGGATCAGTTGCACCAGACGGGCTTCCAACGCGCCGCCAATACGCTCGACGTTGTCGGCCCGGTCCCAGTCGTCGCGGGCCTTCCAAGAGTGGATGGTTTTTTCTTTCTCGCTCAGGAAGTCGGCGATATCGGTGACGCGCCAACCCGTCCAGTACAAAAATTTGGCCTGGCGGCGGGGGTCCATCGGTGGGTGGGCGGCTTCATTCATGACGCAGATGCTGCCGTCCCGCGCGCGAAGCCCCTAACTCCGCGACCTGTAGGGCGGCCGGCTACAGGCCAGCATCATTGCTCGCCGTGCGCGCGCTGCCGACCATGGCCTCAACGCTACCTGCCAACGCAGCCACCGCATTGAGGCCCATCCCCATGAAAAAGAAATTTCGCTCCAAGTGGACTCGCATCGCCGTCGAAGGCGCTACCACCGACGGCCGTCAGATCGATCGCAACTGGATCGAAGACATGGCCGCCCAATACAGCCCCAACACTTACGGCGCCCGGATCAACTGCGAGCACATCAAGTGGGCCTGGCCGGGCGGTGAGTTTGGCTCCTATGGCGACGTCCTGGCCCTGAAGGCTGAAGAAGTCGAAATCAACGGCACCAAAAAACTCGCCTTGTTCGCTCAGCTCGAACCCAACGACGCCCTGCTGGCCCTGAATAAAGCGGGCCAAAAGGTCTACACCTCAATCGAGGTCCAGCCGAAATTTGCCGACACCGGCAAAGCCTACCTGGTGGGTTTGGCCATTACCGACACCCCGGCCAGCCTGGGTACCGAGGCGCTCTCGTTCAGCGCCCAGCACGGCACCCTGGCCAGCCGAAAAACCCACGCGGACAACCTGTTCACCGCCGCCGAAGAGGTGGCCATCGAGTTCGAAGAGGTCAGCGACCAACCCGCCGCATTCGCCGGACTCAAGGACAAGATCGGCACCCTGTTCACTCGCCTCAAGGGCAAGGATGCGGCCGATCAGGCGCAGTTCTCCGAATTGGGCGATCTGATCAGCCAGTTGACTGAGGCGGTCGGCAGCACCCTGGACACGAGCGAAAAAGCCCAGTCCGATCTCCTGGCCCTGACTGGCAAACACCAGGAGCTGGAAGCCAAGCTCTCGGAACTCGCAGCCACGCTCGGAAACACCTCCGATCATAGCCAGCAATCGCGCCCTCAGGTCACCGGTGGCGGCAACCAAGTCCTGACTGAATTCTGACCCCCGACCCTATCCGGAGAATCACATGCGCAACGAAACCCGCCAGGCCTACACCGGCCTCCTGACCCAAGTCGCCAAGCTCAACGGTGTTGGCTCGGCCGCCGAGTCCTTCACCGTTACCCCATCCGTTCAGCAAAAGCTGGAAACCGCCATTCAGGAGGCCAGCGACTTCCTGAAAAAAATCAACATCATCGGCGTAGATGAAAAAGACGGTGAGGCCATCGTACTGGGTGTCGGCAGCTCCATCGCCGGCCGTACCGACACCAACCAGAACGCTCGCAGTCCGCGTGATGTAAGTGCTCTGACCAAGGATTCTTACAGCTGCAAGAAAACCGACTTCGACACCGCTATTCCCTACGCGCTGCTCGACGCCTGGGCAAAATTCCCGGACTTCCAGGCTCGCCTGTCGGGTGCCATCGTTGACCGTCAGGCCCTGGACCGCATCATGATCGGCTTCAACGGTACCAGCGCCGCCGCTACAACCAACCGCACCACCAGCCCGCTGCTGCAGGACGTCAACATCGGCTGGATGGAGAAGTACCGCTCCAACGCCCCGGAGCGGGTGATGAGTGAAGGCGCGGTCGCCGGTAAGGTCACCATCGGTGCCGGTGGCGACTACAAAACGCTCGACGGCCTGGTTTATGACGCCATCCAGCTGCTGGATCCATGGCACCGCAAGCGTCCGGACCTGGTCGTTCTAGTCGATCGCAGCCTGCTGCACTCCAAATTTCTGGCCAATATCGAAGGCGCCTCGGACAACGAGAACGAACTGGCGGCGTCCCAGATCATCGCCAAGGCCCGCCTCGGTGGTCTGCCAATCGAAGACGCACCGTTCTTCCTGGACAAGGCGATCATGGTCACCACGCTGAAGAACCTGTCGATCTACTGGCAGATCAGCGCACGCCGCCGCCACCTCAAAGACGAGCCGGAGCGTGACCGTATCGCCGACTACCAGTCCTCCAACGACGCCTATGTCATCGAGGACTTCGGTCTGGGTGCCATCGTCGAGAACATCGAAGAGGCATAAGCCATGGCGCTCTCCCTTGCTCAACGTCACCACCGCCGTGTCTTGGCAGAACGGGAGGCCGCAGCGGCCTCGCCGATCACCAGTATGGCCGGTGCCACCTCTTATGAGCTGCAACTGGCGCAGTTGATCCAGGACCGCATGCGCCTGAAGAACATTCAGGGCAACGAAGCCAAGGCGATGCTCAAGACTGCACTGCTGCCAGCCTACGAGCCTTATGTTGAGGGCGTATTGGCCGGTGGCAACGGTGCTCAGGACGAAGTCCTGACAACCCTTATGGTTTGGGCGATTGACGCAGGAGCATTCCCAACCGCACTGAAGATTGCCGGCTACGTGCTTAAGCACAACTTGATCATGCCCGACCGTTTCGCCCGTACCACTGGCTGTCTGGTCGCCGAGGAGGTAGCCGAAGCTGCCCTCAAGGCACAAAAGGCCGGCGGTACGTTCGACCTGCAGACGCTGTTCGAAACTGAGCAGATCACCCGTGAACAGGATATGCCCGACGAGGCCCGCGCCAAGTTGCATCTGGCCATTGGTCGGGCGTTGGCTGCACAGGTGGCGGACGAAACGCCGACTGCCGAGCAGCTGGAGACGCTCAGATCAGCGCGAGGAAACCTCACTCGCGCCATTGCGCTGCACACCTCCTGCGGTGGCAAAAAGGATTTGGAGCGCGTTGATCGGCTCCTGAAGAAACACGCTGGCCCTGTCAGCTAACCGAGCGTTCCCACGCAACCCCGGCGGCTCGGGGCGGATCAGCGGTTGACTCCTTACCGTCTGTGAAGCGCCGACCACCGCCGACCTATTCGAGCGACAAGCATGAGCGGATTCATCGCCGGCGGTATTCCAACGACCGCCTTCCCGATCGGCAACAGCACCTTCTGGCCAGAGATTGACGGCCAGAAGGTGCGCGCCGCCATGCGTATCACTGATGCCGTCACTGACGATCGTCTGGAGGTCGCGACGGTCAACGCCATGATCGAGGCAAACCGGGAGCTTGCAGGCTACCGGGCTGCCCAGCAGGCCCTGGGCTTTGCCACTTTGGCCGACGTGCCTGCCGAGCAAATCAAAGACGAAAGCCAGCTTCTGCACCTCTACCGTCGAGTCATTTATTGCAGTGCGCTGGCCGAGCTGGTGGAGCGCTACAGCAGTTTTGATGCCACCAATACCGGAGAGAAAAAGGTCACCGAGGAAGATAGCAGCGCCGACCAATTGCGTCGCGATTCGCGCAAGGCGCTGCGCAGCCTCCTTGGTGTCAGCCACACCACCGTGGAGCTGCTGTGATGCCCGCCGTGATCGCCAATCAAGGCGACACCGTCGATGCCATTTGCTGGCGCCACTACGGCCGTACAGCAGGCGTCACCGAGGCCGTGCTTGACGCCAATCCCGGGCTGGCCGACCTCGGCACGATCCTGCCGCACGGAACCCCGGTGCAGCTGCCAGAGGTGGCCCCCCAAGCAGAACAACGACAGATGGTGAATCTATGGGACTGACTCAACGCTTCACCTCCCTGGGCATTCACCAGCTTCCTACCCTCAACCCTGGACAGCGGAATGAAGCGCATGCCTGACAAACCGGATACCTGGGCCTGGCTCGCCACCTGGCTCGAACAAAACTGGCCCGCCCTTTATGCCGGCGGTTTGGCCTTCGTCATCGCGGCGCTGCGGATCATGTACGGCGGCGGCACCCTGCGTCGCGTTGCGCTGGAGGCCCCCTTGTGCGGCGCCCTCGCTTTGGCTGGCAGCCATGGCCTGTCTTTGCTGGGAATTCCTGCCACGACCAGCCCGTTCTTTGGCGGCGTCATTGGGCTGCTCGGCGTTGAAGGCACCCGGGCGCTGGCCAATCAATTTTTCAAGCGCAAGGTGGACCAAGTATGACGACCCTTCGCCATGGCGATCGCAGCCAGGATGTTCGTGTGCTGCAGCAGCGCCTCAATCTGGCCGGCGCCTCCCTGTTCGTGGACGGTTTGTTTGGTGATGCCACCGAGAATGCGGTGCGCGCCTATCAATCCAAGTTGGGGTTGGTCGCTGACGGTATCGCCGGCTCCAAAACCCTCGCTGCGCTGACCGGTACTGACTGCTCCGCGTTGCTGCGCCATGCCACGCTGACGGCGGCGACGGTGCGCCTGGGCGTCGAACTGGCGGCCATCCTCGCAGTGAATGAAGTGGAGAGCCTGGGCGCGGGTTTCCTCGACAACGGCAAGCCCAAGATTCTCTACGAGCGGCACATCATGTACCGCCAACTCGCCCGCCCGCGCTCCCCGGAAGACGACGCGGCTGCGCTGCAGGCTCACGCCGATGACTTGGCCACCAGTCAACCCAACCTGGTTAACCCGCGTGCCGGGGGATATGCCGGCGGTACCGCCGAACACCAGCGCTTGGCCCACGCCCGGCTCATCGATGACACCTGCGCGCTGGAATCCGCCAGTTGGGGCGCCTTTCAGATCATGGGCTATCACGCGGTACGCCTGGGCTACTCCAGCGTGCAGGACTTCGCCGCCCGCATGGCCAAGGACGAAAACGAACAGTTCGAAGCCTTCGTGCGCTTCCTTGAGGCCGATCCGGCACTGCTGAAGGCGCTCAAGACAAAGAAATGGGCTGTGTTCGCCAAGGGTTACAACGGCCCCGATTTCCAACGCAATCTCTACGACATCAAGCTGGAGCGCGCCTATAAACGGCACGCCGCCGGCTGCCCTGTGCCGGAGGCCGCATGATCGATATCGACGCAGTGAAACGCTTGAACGTACAGGACGGCGATCTGCTGGTGGTGCCAGAGGACAGCGATCAGCACGACATGGAACTGCTGATCAATGCGCTTTACGTCCTAATGCCAGGCCGCAAAGTCATCATCATTCGCGGCCCGGTGCAGCAGCTGGATGTCGGCGATATGAACAAGCTCGGCTGGTACCGCGCATGAGCACGCTGCGCCAGGCGCTGTATGGCTTCGCCCTGCTCGGCGCTCTGGCGTTGCTGATTTGGGGCCAGGAGCAGCGCATAGCGATCGCCGACAAGAACACCGAGCTGGCAGAGAAAGACCTCAAGGCTGCTAGGGGCGAGGCTGATCAAAATCTGGCTACCGCGAACACTCTGCGCGACACGCTGCAACAGGAGCGCGATACGCAGGCCAGCCTGCGCACGCAGCAGGATCAACTGCGCCAGGGCCTGGCCAACCGTGAACGAACGATCGAGGCATTGAAACGTGAAAACTCAGAACTACGGACTTGGGCTGACCAGCCTCTGCCTGATGCTGCTCGCCGGTTGCGCGAGCGCCCCGCCCTCACCGGCGCCGACGCTTATCGTCAGTGGTTGTCCGGCCGTATTGCCGTGCCGCCTGCCAGCGACCGGACCGGACAGTAACGGCGCATTGCTCACCGACCAGGATCGCGCTGAGGCCGCTTGGGCGGACTGTGCCGCTCAGGTCGATATGGTTTACCAACACCAGGTGCAACATGAACAAGCCCGATAGTCTCCGCGCCCATCTGCTGGCTGCCATACCCGAACTCAAGCACAACCCCGACCGCCTGTTGATCTTCATCGACAACGGCAAGATCCGCTGCACCGGGGCTGCCGGCCTGTCCTTCGAATATGCCTATGACCTGCAGATCATCCTGACCGACTTCGCCGGTCACCCCGACAGCGTGATGCTGCCGCTGCTGGGCTGGTTGCGCGTGAACCAGTCGGAGCTGCTGATCAACCTGGACAAGTCCGCCGAGGGCATCAAGTTCGAAGCCGATGTCATCGACCACAGCAAGGTCGACATGAGCCTGAGCCTGCCGTTGACCGAGCGCGTCATCGTCAAGAAACAGGACGATGGCACCTTCACCGTCAAACATGCTGCCGAGCCGCAGTACACGCCCTACGAGCAGATCGACGGCCCGATCCAGGTGTTTGCCGATGGCGTTCTGCTCGCCGAATGGCAGGCGCCACAACCGACCGATGCCGTCGCGTTGGCCAGCCCGCATCCGCAGCGCCCCGCCAATGAGTGACCTGCAAGCCCTGGAGGACTGGGCCGGCCTGCTGCTGCACCGCATAGAGCCGGCAGCCCGCACGTCCTTGGCCCGGACCATCGCGCAGCAACTGCGCCGCAGCCAGCAGCAACGCATCACGGCACAGCGCAACCCGGACGGCAGCCAGTACGCTCCACGAAAGCAGCGCGACCTGCGCGGCAAGCAAGGCCGCATCCAGCGCAAGCTGAAGATGTTCCGCAAGCTGCGCACCGCGAGTTACCTGAAAGCCCGGGGCGACAGCAACCTGGTCAGCGTAGGTTTCACCGGGCGAATTGCCCGCATCGCCCGCGTCCACCAATACGGTCTGAAGGACCGCGCCGAACGGGGCGCCAAGGATGTGCGCTACGACCAGCGGGAAGTGCTGGGCTTCACCGATGCCGATCTTGAATTGATCCGCGACACCCTGCTGGCCCACCTGACCCTGTAACCACCCGCGCTACAAGTTCTCCTGGCTGCGCTCGCGTGCGCGTGGCGCCACCATCGGCGGCATGACTAATCTCGCCGCCCTCTCCCGTCTGCTGGAAAACCTCATCCGCTTCGGCACTGTTGCCGAAGTTCAGATGCAGCCGCCGCGGTTGCGCGTAAAAACCGGCGATCTGCTCACCGCCTGGCTGCCATGGATCGCCCTGCGTGCTGGCCTAGACAAGGACTGGGACCCACCCACCGAAAACGAGCAGGTCATTTTGTTCAGTCCATCCGGGCAGCTTGCCAATGGCGTGGCCCTCACCGGCCTTTTCAGTGACGAACACGCAGCCAATGGTGACCGTGCCGGCCTGCATCGCCGCACCTACCGCGACGGCGCCGTCATCGAATACGACAGCGTTGCCCATCACCTGCGCGCAGTCCTGCCCGAGGCCGGTACCACTGAGCTGATCAGTCTCGGTGGCATTCACATCGTCGGCCCGATCACCCATGAGGGCGACTACACCCAAACCGGCAATCAGAACGTCACCGGCAAGGTCACCGTCTCGGTAGATGTCGTCGCGGCCGGCATCAGCCTGGTCAAACACCTGCACGGCGAGGTGATGTCCGGTGGCGGTAAAACGGGGAAACCGCAATGAACAGAGACACCGGCGGCGCCATCAATGACCAGGACAGCATCATCCAGTCCATTGCCGACATCCTGACCACGCGCATTGGCACCCGCGTGATGCGCCGCGAGTACGGCAGTTTGTTGCCCGAGCTGGTCGACCATCCCTTCAACGATGCCACGCGCCTGCGCGTGTATGCCGCCACGGCCATGGCCTTGCTGCGCTGGGAAACGCGGATCAGCCTCAGCCGTGTGCAGTTCAGCGGCGTCAGCCTGCAGGGACAGGTCGTATTGGAGCTGGAAGGCACCGAAGTCGACAGCAACCAGCAACACAACCTGAGTATTCCGCTGCAACTGGGGGCTAGCGTATGAACACCTTTGTCCCAATCGACCTCAGTCAGCTCCCAGCACCACAAATCGTTGAGCAGATTGACTACGAACTGATCCTGGCCGAGCGCAAGGCCTATGCCGTCAGCCTTTGGCCGGTGGAAGATCAAGCGAAAATTGCCGCCCGCCTCGAATTGGAGTCGGAGCCGCTGACCAAGCTGCTCGAAGAAAATGCCTACCGCGAAACCATCTGGCGCCAGCGCGTCAACGAAGGTGCCGTGGCCAACATGCTTGCCCTCGCCCAAGGCGCCGATCTGGAGAACCTGGCCGCCAACTACAACGTCCAGCGCCTGGTAGTGCAGGTCGGCAACCCCAATGCCGTACCGCCGAGCCCCGAAATTCTGGAGAGCTACGACAGCTTGCGCGAACGTGCGCAGATGGCGTTCGAAGGCCTCAGCACCGCCGGCCCACGCAACAGCTACATCTTTCACGCCCGTGCCGCTGACGGACGGGTGGCCGATGCCACGGCGGAAAGCCCAAGCCCCGCCACTGTGGTGGTCACCGTGCAATCCCTCTTGGGCAATGGCAGCGCGGATGCGACCTTGCTCAACATCGTCAAAGCCTACCTCAGCGACGACGATCGCCGCCCGGTGGCGGATCGCCTGACGGTGCAGAGCGCGGCCGTTCTGCCGTACCAGGTCAATGCCCGCTTGTACCTGAAAACCAATGGTCCCGAGTCCGAGCCCATTTTGGCCGCCGCCAACCAGCGCCTGCAGGCTTATGTGAATCAACGCCGCCGACTGGCTATGGAAGTTTCCGAGTCAGGCATCCACGCCGCGCTGCACGTCGAAGGGGTGCGCAAGGTCGAGCTGGACGGCTGGATCGATATCACCGCCACGCCTTACCAGGCTCCGTATTGCACCGGGATTACCCTCACGCAGGGGGTTGAATAATGGGCGCCGGATCGTTGTTGCCGCGCAAAGCCAGCCAGCTGGAACACTTGGCGGCTGAGGCTTTAGCGCAAATTCAGCGCACGCCCATTCCGCTGCGCCTGCTGTGGAACCCCATGCTGTGCCCGGTGGAGTTTCTGCCGTATCTGGCCTGGGCCTTTTCCGTGGATCGCTGGGACAGCAAGTGGACGGAAGCCACCAAGCGTGCCGCCATTCGTGCGTCGTTTTACATCCACTCGCACAAGGGCACCATCGGCGCCCTGCGCCGCGTCGTCGAGCCATTGGGTTACCTGATCGAGGTGATGGAGTGGTGGCAGACCGCCCCCGAAGGGGTGCCAGGGACCTTCGCCATAAAGGTCGGGGTGCTGGAAACCGGTATCACCGATGAGATGTACCAGGAGCTGACCTTCCTCATTGATGACGCCAAACCACGAAGCCGGCACCTGACAGGCCTGGCCATCAGCCTCGAAACCACCGGGCGCCTCTACATGGGCGCGGCGATCTACGAGGGCGACGAAATCACCGTGTACCCGCCCACTCAACGCGACATCGAAGTCACCGGCGTCATTGGCCGGGGCGGCCGCGACCACACCATCGACACTCTGGATGTATTCCCATGATCGACCAGACCTCTCAGTTTTTCGCCATCCTGACCAACATTGGCACCGCCAAACAGGCTAACGCTGATGCCCTGGGCATCGCCTGGAAGATCACCCAGATGGGCGTCGGCGATGCCAATGGAACCGACCCCATTCCGTCCGCCGCGCAGACCGCACTGATCCATGAGCGTCGGCGTGCCCCACTCAATCAGCTCAAGGTCGACCCCACCAACAGCGCAATCATCGTTGCCGAACAGGTCATCCCTGAAGACGTGGGCGGCTGGTGGATTCGCGAAATCGGCCTGTATGACGCTGACGGCGACCTGGTCGCCATCGCCAACTGCGCTCCCTCGTTCAAGCCACTGCTGGCACAAGGCTCTGGCCGCACACAGGTCGTGCGGATGAACATGATCGTCAGCAACTCCAGCAACGTGGAACTGAAAATCGATCCCAGCGTGGTGCTGGCCACCCGTTCTTATGTCGACGCGAAAGTCCTGGAAGAGCTGAACAAGCTCGACAACAAGCAATCGGTAAAGGTCGCGACCACGGCCAACATCGCGTTGGCCGGACTTCAGACTGTGGACGGTGTGGCCTTGGTGGCCGGTGACCGCGTGCTGGTGAAAAACCAGGCCGTGGCCAAGGACAATGGCATTTACCTGGCGGCAGCGGCAGTTTGGACGCGGGCACCGGATGCCGACACCAATGCCGAGGTCACCTCGGCACTGCTGACGTCGGTTGAACAGGGCGCGACCCTGGCCGACACCCGTTGGCAGTTGGTCACCGATGGGTTGATTGTCGTGGGCACGACAGCACTGACATTCCAGAACGTGACGCAAGGCTTTGCGCCGATCAATTCACCAGCATTTTTGGGGACTCCCACCGTTCCCACTCCTCCACAGTTCAACGTCAGCAAGTTGGCGATCAACTCTGAGTTTTTGAAGCAGGCGCTCGGTAGCTATTCCGGGTTTTCCGCCATAGGCGCATCAAGAAGCCTGACAATTGTTGATATTGGACGAGCGCTGTGGGTTTCTGTGCCGGGCCTTACGTTGACGCTGCCAACACCAGATAGTCTCGGCATCCCCGGAGGTTCCGGAACGGCAGTAACCATTTTTTGCTCATCTGCGGGCATTACATTGGCGGCTGGCGTTGGGGCTGTTATCAACAACTCACTGCCTACATTCGTAATGAAATCCGGTCAGTCGCTCACACTGTTGGCAACGGCTGGCAACGGCTGGCAAATCATTTGCTCGACGGCCGATCTCGGGGTTAACGCCGACTTCGCCTCATTGCTGGCCCCTTCTGGATGGAAGAAAAGCCCTTCAGGGGACGTTGAGCAATGGGGCGTTCTTCCCGCAATTGCGGCTAATAGTTCCGTAGTGATTACCTTCCCGATGGCTTTTCCAGCCAACCTTTTTTCCGTCAACCCGTCTCCTGGCGCAACCGCTGCGGCGGCGCCGGGCGTGGGCTACCAAGCGATATCACTTACTCAAGTACGGTTTTGGAACCTATCAGCCAGCGTTGTGAGTTTGGCGGGTACGTGGCGAGCCAACGGTAACTAAGGGGGTTTTATGTTTGCTGCAAAATCTACGGGTGGATTTTACGACCCGGAATTTAACGAGGCGGTTCCGGGGGATGCGGTGGAAATTACCGCTGACGTGCATATGGCGCTGCTGGCGGGCCAGGGCGCTGGCCAGGTGATTGCCTGGGGCGATGACGGTTATCCGTTTTTGGCCGACCCGTCACCGCCTTCGCTGGAAGAACAGGCCGCCACCGAGCGCGCCTGGCGTGACGCCAAACTGGCTGCTACGGATGGAGATGTAGCCCGGCACCGTGACGAGTTGGAGGAAGGCACAGCCACTACGCTCACGGCCGAGCAATACACTGCCTTGCAGGTGTACCGCCGGCAGCTGCGCGACTGGCCGGAAAATGGCGAGTTCCCGCTGATTGATCACCGCCCGGTAGCACCTTCTTGATTTACTGAAGAATCATCTGCAAACCTGTAGCACCAGTCGCTACAAGTCCCAGCGCTCGCTCAGCCGGCGCGCGCGCGGCAGCCTGTGCAGTGTCTTTCTACCACTGCGCAGGCAAACACCATGGCCGACGAATACCATCACGGCGTGCGAGTCCTCGAAATCAACGAGGGCACGCGCCCCATTCGCACCGTTTCCACCGCTGTCATCGGCCTGGTCTGTACTGCCGAAGACGCCGATGCCACGATGTTCCCCCTGGACACCCCTGTCCTGATCACCAACATTCAAGCCGCCATCGGCAAAGCGGGCATCGAGGGCACGCTGGCTGCCAGCCTGCAGGCGATTGCCGACCAGACCAAACCGGTCACCGTCGTGGTCCGAGTCGCCACCGGCGCCGATGACGCCGCGACGACCAGCAACCTGATCGGCACCACCACCGCCGCCGGCAAGTACACCGGCATGAAAGCCCTGCTCGCGGCCAAGTCGCGCTTGAAGGTCACCCCGCGCATTCTCGGTGTGCCAGGTCTCGACACCCTGCCCGTGGCCACTGCGCTGGTGGCTATCGCCCAGCAGCTGCGCGCCTTCGCTTATGTCAGCGCGTCGGACTGCCAGACCAAGGAAGAAGCAACGGCCTATCGCGAGAACTTCGGTGCCCGCGAAGTCATGGTCATCTGGCCGGACTTCCAGAACTGGAACACCGTCACCAACGCCACCGTCACCGCTCCGGCCGTGGCGCGTGCGCTGGGTCTGCGCGCCAAGATCGACCAGGAAGTGGGCTGGCACAAAACCCTGTCCAACGTCGCCGTTAACGGCGTCACCGGTATCAGCGCCGACGTATTCTGGGATCTGCAGAACCCGGCCACCGATGCCAACTACCTCAACGGCAACGAAGTCACCACGCTGATTAACGAGGGCGGCTATCGCTTCTGGGGCAGTCGCACCTGCAGCGACGATCCGTTGTTTGCCTTCGAGAACTACACCCGCACCGCCCAGGTGCTGGCCGACACCATGGCCAACGCGCAAATGTGGGCCATGGACAAACCCATGCACCCATCGCTGGTGCGCGACATGCTCGAAAGCATCAACGACAAGTTCCGCGAAATGATCGCCGGCGGTTACCTGATCGGCGGCAGCGCCTGGTTCCCCGACGACATCAACGACGAAACCACGCTCAAGGCCGGCAAGTTGTACATCGACTACGACTACACCCCGGTGCCGCCGCTGGAAGACCTCACCCTGCGTCAGCGCATCACCGACCGCTACCTGGTCGACTTTGCCAGCCGCCTCAACAGCTAACCCGGGCCTCCCCTCACGGGGAGGAAACCCTGCGCCAGCCGACCGGAGAACACCGCCATGGCCCTGCCTCGCAAACTCAAGAACATGAACCTTTTCAACGACGGCAGCAGCTACCTGGCCGTCGCTAAGTCCGTCACCTTGCCCTCCCTCGGCCGCAAGATGGAAGCCTATCGCGGTGGCGGTATGAACGGCCCGGTCAAGGCAGACCTGGGCTTTTCCGACGACGGCATTCAGCTGGAATGGAAAACCGGCGGCCTTGATCTGATCTCGCTGCGCCAGTTCGGCATGGTCAAGGCATCCGGTGTGCTGTTGCGCTTTACCGGTGCTTTCCAGCAGGACGACACCGAGGAAATGAGCAGCGTGGAAATCGTTGTGCGTGGCCGTCACGAGACCATCGAAATGGGCGATGCCCAGCCGGGTGAAGACACCGAGCACGGCATGACCACCACCTGCAGCTATTACAAACTGATCGTCGACGGTGAAGTCATCATCGAAATCGACCTGCTCAATTTCGTTGAGATGGTCGACGGCGTCGACATGCTCGAAGCCCAGCGCAAAGCCCTGGGCATCTAATTCGAATGGCCCTCGATCGAGGGCGCACCCCACCTCCTGGAGAACACCATGCCTACACCTGACACCGAAAAATCTACTGTTACCGCGCCTGAAGAGAGCAAGCACAACGAAAACACCGTTGAGCTCGACACCCCCATCCAGCGCGGCAATCAACTCATCAGCACCGTCACGCTGCGCAAACCTTGCGCGGGTGAACTGCGTGGCATCCATCTGGCCGAGCTGCTGAACCTCGACGTGGCCAGCCTGATCAAGGTCATCCCGCGCATCAGCTCGCCTGGCATCACCGCCCCAGAAGCTGCCGGCATGGACCCAGCCGACCTGCTAGCCATCGGCGGCAAGGTCGTCGGTTTTTTGCTGCAGAAGCAGGCGAAGACGGATGCATCCCTCGTTGCGTAGAGGACGCCATGGCCGATCTGGCCGTGGTCTTTCACTGGGCACCAGCCGACATGGATCGGCTGGGCCTGCAGGAACTGATGGACTGGCGCGAGAGGGCGCGGGTTAGGAGTAGCGCCGATGGCCAATGATCTACGACTTCAGGTATTGCTCAATGCCATCGACAAGGCCTCCGCGCCGCTACGGCAAATCAGCCAGGGCAGCCTCGAAACTGCCCGGGCGCTGAAGGACGCCCGCGACCGTCTCAAGGAACTCAACACCCAACAGAAGGACGTCAGCGCCTGGCGCGAACTGCAAGCCGTCAACCGCGAGACATCGGCAACGCTGGAGGCCAGCAACGCCAAGCTCGGTGAACTCAGTCGCGCCACGGCCAAAGTACGTCAGCAGTTGGCCCCTACCCAGGCGCTGGTTGAACAGTCACGGCAAAAGTTCGATGCGCTCAAGGACACCCAGGGCGAACTGAAGCGCGAACTCACCAGCTCACGTGATGCCCTTGGGTTGGTCCGTGATGAGTTCAGCAAAGCACGAACCCAGATTGCCGCCCTCAATGCGGTGACCAGCCAGGGCAACACCCTGACCGACAAGCAGCGCGTCGAATACGAACAACTGACCACGGCTCAGCGAGCCCGCAAGGTCGAGCTCGACCAACTGGCCGCCAAGGAAAAAAACCTTTCCGAACGCTACACCGCCGGCAATGCGCAGCTACGTTCCGCCCGGACAGGGCATGCCGGCCTGCGCGAAGAGCTGCGCCGGCTGGAGCAACCGCACAAGGCCCAACTTGCCCTGTTGCGTCAGCAGACAGGCGAATCCAAACGACTGGGTGAACAGTACGGACAGCAGAAAGCCAAGCTGGCCAGCCTCGCCACACAGCTCAAAGAAGCTGGAATCAACACCAACGCCCTTGGCGCACACGAGCTCAAACTCAAGAGCCAAATCGACGCCGCCAACACCAGCATCGATACCCAAAGCAAGCGCATGGCGGCCATGAGTGCGCAACATGCCCGAGCAGCGAAGCTGCGCGCCAACTTTGGCAGGAGTCGAGAGATGGTGGGCGTTACGGCAGGCGCGGGCGCCAGTGCTGTCGCCACCGGTGCGGCCGCTGGGCTACCGATTCTGGCAATGGTGAAGAACTATTCGAGCTTCGAGGACGCCATGGCCGGTGTCGCCAAGCAGGTCGAGGGTGCCCGAGACGACAACGGCAAACTCACCCAGACCTATTACGACATGGGGGCAGCCATCAAGAAGATGGGAGAAAGCATTCCCATGGCCACCACGGACATTGCTGCGCTCGTCGAGGGCGGTGCGCGGATGGGTATTCAGGGCAAGGACAACCTGCTCGAATTCGCCCGCGTCGCGGGCACGGCCGCCACGGCTTTCGAACTACCCGCCGACCAGGTCGGTGAAAGCCTGGCGCGTATCGCCCAGCTCTACAAACTGCCAATCAAGAACGTCAGTCAGCTCGGTGACGCCATCAACTACCTTGACGATAACGCCATGTCCAAAGGGTCCGACATCATTGAAGTGATGCAACGCACCGCCGGTATCACGGCCTCGGTGGGCATGTCGTTCAAGGACGCGGCAGCGCTGGGCTCCACCTTCCTGACCCTGGGTGCTTCGGCGGAAGTCGCGGGAACGGCCACCAACGCCATGATCCGTGAACTGGCAATTGCGACGCAGCAGCCGAAGAAGTTTCAGAAAGGACTGGCGGCGGTTGGGCTGGAAGCGAAAGCCGTGCAAGAAGGCATGGCCAAAGACGCCACTGGCACCATTCAAAAGGTGCTGGCTGCGGTGAGCAAGTTGCCCAAGGCCAAACAGCTTGGCGTTATGACTGAGCTGTTCGGCAAGGAATACGGCGACGACGCCGCAAAGCTCGCCGCCAAAATCGGCGAGTACCGCCGCCAGCTCGAGCTGGTGAACAGCACCAAGGGCAGCGGATCGATGCAACGCGAGGGCGACATCCGCAGTGAAGCCCTGTCAGCCCGCTGGCAGATGACACAAAACCGAATGTTCAACCTCAGCAGCGCCCTGGGCGAAACGCTGCGACCAACCCTCATCGAGCTGGTCGACGGTTTTAACCGCATCATTGAGCGGGTGAACACCTGGGCCACCCAAAACCCCACGCTCGTTGCAAGCCTGTTGAAAGTCACGGCCGGGATTGCAGCCCTGTCTGCTGGCTTCGGCGTCGTCGCACTCGGCATTGCCGGCGTGCTTGGCCCTTTCCTCGCCGTGCGTTTCGCACTCTCCATGGTGGGGCTGAAAATCCCCACACTTCTGGGCTTGCTGAGAGTGCTGGCCGTAACCTTCAGCGGTGGACTGGTTACAGCTATTCGTGCCGTCAGCATCGCCCTGTGGGGGCTGGCCGCCAACCCTGTAGCGCTGGCCATCGCCGCCGTCGTGGCTGTACTGGCCGGCGCCGGCTACCTCATCTATCAGAACTGGGACCAGGTGAAGCTGTACTTCGCCAATGCCTGGACCGAAATCAA